TAAAAGCTGGTGATTTTATTAAGTTTAATTCACATAGTAAAGTTTATATGGTTGTTGCTGATGCCACAAGTTCAAGTAATGCTTGTACTGTTACTATAGAGCCACCATTAACAACTGCTTTGGCTAATAATGGTGCTGTAACTTATGATTCAGTTCCTTTTACTGTTCACATGACTTCTGATGTGCAAGAATTTCAAACAGGTGCTATTGATAGTTCTGGTAATCTTTTATTTAATTATGAGTTTGATGTTATTGAGGCGATATAATGGCAAGGGGTTTATCATCTTCTGTTAAAACTGAATTAGCAACAGGAAACATAAGTCCTGTTTATTTAGTTCATTTAGGTTTTGCTACACCAATATATTTAACTAATTGTGGGTTTCCTTTAACTTCTAGTGTGTCTGGTAGTTCAAGAACATATACTGCTTCTGGTCATTTACGATCTATAACAGGAGTAAGCGAAACAAATCGCCCAACAAAAAATTCTTTATCAATACAATTATCAGCAGTAGATCAAACATATACTTCAGTTATTTTAAATGAAAATGTTATTGGTGCAGAAGTTAAAATTTATAGAGGATTATTAGATAGTTCTAATGCTTTAATATCTGATCCATTTTTAATATTTTATGGAACAATAGATGAGTATAAAATAGTAGATACAACTGATACTGCTAATGTAGTTTTAAATATAACTTCTCATTGGGCAACTTTTGATAAAGAAAGTGGAAGAACAACTTCCGATAATTCACAACAAAGATTTTTTAGTGGCGATAAAGGTATGGAGTTTGCCGCTTTAAATGTTTTAGACATTAGATGGGGGAAATCATGACAAGCTGTAATTTTTATCAAGCTGACAAAAAAGATAAAGAAGAAATATTAGATTTATTACAAAAGTTCAAAGATGATTTAATAGATTGTAATTATCCAGATATTGATAAAGATAAAGTAAGAAATTTTTTAAATGTTATTTTAAAAAGAGGAAAAATAATTTGTATTAAAAATTTAGATACGAATAAATTAATAGGAATATGTATGTTTACTAAATCTAATTATTGGTGGAGTTTACAAGAAACAATGATTATTCATTTAATTTATGTTGTTCCTGAATTTAGAAATTTTAAATTAATGAATCAGTTATTAGAAAGTGTTAAACAAGTGTCAGATAATAATCCTATCTTACTTTCTATTACTTCAAAATTAGAAGCAGATAAACTTTTTGAAAAATTAGGTTTTGAAAATATGGGTTCAAATTGGAGATTAAAATAAATGTGTGGTTGGAATCCTATTGAAGCAATTACTGATATTGTAAATGATATTGTCAATGTTATTGTTGATATTGTTGAAAGTATTATATCTTGGATAATTCCAATTCCAGATATACCAGATTTTGGCGAATTAGATAATACAGCCAAAGGAGTATTATTAAATAAAAAATCTTCTAATAGTGGCATACCAATAATTTATGGAACAAGAAAAGTAGGTGGTAATTTAGTTTTTTTAGAAACATCAGGAACTGATAATCAATATTTGTATATGATTATGGTATTAGGAGAGGGCGAAATAGACGATATAACAAGTATTTATGTTAATGATAATATAGTTACTTGGTCTGGCGATTTAGTTGACAACACAGAAAGAACAGTAGCAAGTAGTGATGGAAATTTTTATAAAGCCGATCCAAACGATAGTGATTCTTCTGCTGAAAGTTTAATAACAGTAAGACCACATTATGGCTCTGATAGTCAAACTTATGACACATTAGTTGGTGCTTTAAGTTCTTGGACAAGTAATCATAGATTAAGAGGTTTAGCTTATCTTTCTTTAAAATTTAAATGGAATAGTGATGCCTTTGGTGGCATTCCGCAAGTTCATGCATTAGTAAAAGGTAAAAAAATATATAATCCAAATTTAGATGGAACATTAACAGGTGGCTCTGGCTCTCATAGGGCAGATACAAGTTCAACATGGGAATATTCAGATAATCCTGTTTATCAATTATTAGATTATTTAAGAAATAGTCGTTATGGTATGGGTATTGCTAATAGTTATTTTGATTCTAATTTTGCTGATTGGCAAACTGCTGGTGATGTTTGTGATGCTAACATAACCCCATATTCTGGTGCAAGTCAGATTGATTTAATGGATAGTCATGCAGTTGTTGATACATCTAAAAAGGCAATAGAAAATGTTAAACATTTTTTAACAGGTTGTAGAGGTTTATTAAATTACACGACAGGATTATATAAAGTTTTAGTAGAAACAACAGGTAGTGCTTCCATAACTTTAACGGAAGATAATATTATTGGTGGCATAAGTATTTCAAGTAAAAATAAAAACTCACGATACAATAGAGTATTAGTAGCTTTTATTAATCCAAGTAAAAATTATCAATCAGATGAAGTTCAATATCCACCTATTGATGATTCTGCTGAGGCAAGTGCTGATCAACATGCCAATATGAAAACTGCTGATGGTGGTATTTTATTAGAAGGTAGATTTGATTTTCCTACAATTACAAATCCATATCAAGCTAGAGAAATGGCAGAAATAATTTTAAGACGATCAAGATCAAGTTTAGATGTAAGTTTAAAAGCAGATGGTAATGCAATGGAATTAGCAATAGGCGATATTGTGAATATAACTCATGCTACTCCAGGTTTTTCTGCTAAAGCATTTAGAGTTCAAGGTATGACTATTAATCATGATATGACAACATCTTTAACTTTATCAGAACATCAAGATTCATATTATAGTTTTGGAACACAAACTGTTGCCGCAACTATACCAGATACAACTTTGCCAAATCCTTATAGTGTTGTTGCACCAGCAAGTGTTACTTTAACAGATGAATTAATTGAATATAACGAGGGAACAGTTTTAACTAGATTAAATATTGTTGTTGGTGCTAGTACAGATAAGTTTGTTCAATATTATCAAGTAGAAGCAAAGTTAAGCACAGAATCTACTTACAAAATTATAGCAAAAGGAAACCAATTAAATTATGAAATGTTAAATGTTATAGATAATAAAACTTACAATGTAAGAGTTAAAGCCATTAATGCTCTTGGAGTTAGTTCTACTTACACCTCTGCTAATAGATTAATTGTTGGTGCAACAGAACCACCAAGTGATGTAGAAAATTTTTCAGTTAATATGCAAGGATCAAATCAAATGCAATTAAATTGGGATGCAGTAACTGATTTAGATGTAGCTTTTTATGAAATACGATACCAAAATGTTACCACAGGTGCACAATGGAATAAAAGTAATAATTGGCTTCAAGTTCCTCGTTCTTCTGGAACAACAAAAACAACTAATGCTAAAACAGGTGCTTTTTTAATTAAAGCAGTTGATAAATTAGGAAACGAATCAAACAATGAAACAATAATTTATTCTAATATTTCTAGTTTACAATCTTATAAAAATATTCAAACTTTAACAGAAGATATAACTTTAGGTACTTATGATAGTGATGTTGCTCTAACTGATGCTTCAGGTACTAATTCTATTGTTCTTGATACAATAACTGATTTTGATGATACTGTTGGAAACTTTGATAGTCCAAGTGGCGATTTTGATTTAGGTGGAACTGATGTAACATCTAATCCTAATTATTATACAGCAAATATTGACAATGAGGGTTTTTATACTTTAAATTCTAGCTTATCATTAAGTGGTATTTTTGATGTTTCATTTACAAAAAATTTAACTATTGACCAAATTGAAGATCCATACGATTTATTTGATTCAGGACGAGGGTACACAAATTTTGATGATGCACCAGCACCTTTTGATGGTAATGACCCAACTAATGCTACACAAAGTTTACAAGTGGCTAGTTCTACTTCTAGTTTAGGAGATGCTACAACTTTTTATGCTTTAAATGCCTCAACAACTTATAAAGGAAGATATTTTAAATTCAGATTGCGAATGGCAAACAAAAATAATAAAGTAAGAGGATTTGTAAGTGGAATAAATATAACAGTTGATATGGAAAAACGAACAGAATCAGGAGAAGATATTGCTAGTACCACAGGAACAAAAGCCATAACTTATACTAATGCTTTTTATTCTTCCCCAGCATTAGGTATTGCGGCACAAAATATGGCGACAGGTGATACTTACACAATTAGTTCAAAAAGTGCGACAGGTTTTTCTATTGCATTTACAAATTCAAGCGGAAGTGGTATCAACAGAACATTTGATTATGTAAGTCAAGGTTATGGGTTGAAATCATCTAGTTAATAATGATATAGAGGTATTATGAGTCAAGTTTCAGATGTAAGTATAGCAAACCAAGGATTTTCCGCATTTCGTACAGAATTGAATAATATACTTGGTGCAATAAACTCAACTCATATTGGGAC